ACCGTCAATAGCCGCGAATAGTAGTCGCTTGTAATACTTTTGAATTTCTTCTGCACGGGCTGAATCTTCGGGCAATATTCGCAATGGCATAGGTGCGTCTTTTGGATCGGCTGTCCAAATAGTATGATCAAGAGTGCAAAGCATCTGCATCTTATTAGTCTGTTTGGTGTATATATAGACACCGTCTTCAGCATACACCGCTTCAGCTTCTTTGATGTAAGCACTGTTGACTCGTTGTGCCGCACAGGCTAGCTCTAGGACCTGCTGAGTAGGGAACTCTTTCTTGGACATTGCTCGCTCGCTAGTTGAGTTAATATACAAGTATTTTACATGAAAATACAGTCGGTGTCAACCTTCATTAGGCGTACATATATCTTTTTGGTTAGGCTGCGCATTGTAAGATTATAGGGCTCTGGAAACTCTGCTCGGTACATGCTCAAACTTGAGCTAACAAATCGATTGTTCAATTTATAACGACTAATTGCATCTATATTGTGTAGGTATCGTAAAGCTCTAGATTTACCCAAACTGCGGCACAGTTCAATTGCTATACTAACAGCATAAGCATCGATTTCATCTGGGTCTGCTAGATATTCTTTATGATCGTCTGATCGTATAATACCATTTCGGTATTTGCGTTTTTGGAATTGTCTTTGATGTTTTAATTCGTGTACTACTGTATCAAAAATTTGAATTAGTAATTGGGTAGAATGTTCTCCGTACCATACTTCGTTTTTATCAAAGTTATGTGTAATAATTAATTCTATGGGGATATCGTTATTTTGGTCATCTTCTGGATCGTAATAGCCAGTAAGATAAAATACTTCCTCACCTATAGTCCTATCTCGGACCGATCTTATTTTTAAATCAATATTATTAAGTTTAAATTCTTTGCGAATCTTGTTTAACAACTTTTGGAAACTTAGACCTGTTTTTGTGCCATCTCGAACTTTGCTACAGATCGCACAAATAGTTTCCATTATTGAGTTCATAGTCTATAAGTTATTCTACCCTTGCTTAGATCATAAGTGCTAACTTCAAGTCTGACATTGTCACCTTCAATGATTCTAATCTTGTGTTGTTTCAATTTACCGCCCATATAACATAGCAATAAATCCGGCATGTTTTCTACTTGAACCCTAAACATATTACCCGGAAGCACTTCTTTTACTAAACCTGATAATTCTAATAAATCGTCTTTACTCATCTTTTACTTTTGTAAGGCACCAAGTACCGTCTCCGTTATCTTTCCAATCAAGAGTATCGCCTTCCTTCCATCCGGCTTGTGCTAAAAAGTCCTCGGGAAACGGAAGAATACATTCTCCAGTTTCCGGATCTTCTTCTACAGTAATAGTCCAAGTTGTCATGATATTATTTACACCTTTATTAGTCATCGGCCCAAGGAACTGGTCTCCAACCCAAACGATTAAGATCCAATTCAATTTCTTCAGTTACTGTACCTTCAGGCACATAGTCACGCCCATCGGGATCAGGAGTCGGTTGGTATCCATCCAATCCAAAACCAGCTTCTTGATTCCCAATACCACTACAGTACCAATCAATATAATCGCCTTGTTCACGCATGTCAGCGACAATGCCACCACTATGGCGCCAACTGCACGACCAAACATCACCTTTTAGCTCTTGCCAACACTCTCTACTTTGCCAAGTCATGTTGCACATGGCCGCATACAAGTTTTGAGCATAGTTGTCACTCTGCTTGGCTTTGTCGCACAGTTCTTTTGAGCTACGGAGATCATACTCCATGTTGTTCTTTTGCCAAGCAGGATCTACTAGATTAGCTTCGTCTTGCTCTTTGGCTGTTTTCCAAAACTCTAAATAATGTTCGGGTACTTCTTCTCCCTTTTCTTCAGCTCGTTTGATCGCGCCTTCTACTTGGAAGGTATGTCGTTCTGGACTACTTGCTACTTTTTTTACCACTGATGAAATGCTCCTTGAAAGCAGTGTCTAGTTTCGTGACCTAAAATTGCCTGAGTAGTTTTTTGAGCGGTTATGATTTTACATGTATCTCCGTCAGCATTACTAGATACAATGGCACAGCTTTGAGCCGCAAAATTAAATGTTGCCAATCCTCGCGCCTGGCGTTCTCGATTGCATGCCGCGCCAACATCTTGAGATTGTTCCCACACTATCGTAACCTTGTTAGATTGGTTCCTACTGGTGTCAAATAATTTTAAAGGTTCGTCTTGGTAAGCCCAGCAATTTAATGTGGCTACCATAAAAACCATTCCAACTGTCTTTTTCATACTTGCCTCTTTCTGTGCCTGATTAAAATTGGTGTAGACGGTAGGATTCGAACCTACAAAGCCGCCCTAAGGGCAAGGCCCTATCCCAGCAAGCTGGAGGTATACCATGTTCCACTCACGTCTACATTGTAATTATAACGCCTTTTGTAAATACTGTCAATGCAATTCTCTAATATACCATTCGATAAGATTACACATTTTGGACAGCAAACTATGTTGGATCGTCCATTATTTAATGTCAGCTGGATTCTAGGCAGATTTTGTAATTATAAATGTAGTTATTGCTGGCCCTACGCTAGGACAGATGTACCTGATCACCGGACATTAGAAGTGTATAAGTCTACAGTAGATGAAATAAAACGTCAAGCTCGTTTGAACGGATTCACTCAATTTCATTGGAGCTTCTCCGGCGGAGAGCCGACCGCCTATAAACATTTACTAGAATTAACCAAACATTTAGATGACGGTGTAGAGACTCCGTACCAAACTGTACACATGACTACTAACTTGAGTCCAAGTTTGACATGGTGGCGTAATTGGCATAACACCACATGTCTATTGCAACGCAGAAGTATCACAGCAAGTTTTCATGCCGAACATGCTCGAGAACAAGATTTTGGAGACAAGTGCTTACAACTCATGGATGACATAGTCTATGTAACCATAAATCAGGTAATGGTACCTGATATGTTTTATGAAACACTGGAACGCTGTAATCGTTTTCGAAAACGAGGTATCAATGTAACACTCAAACCTCAGAGCAATGATACTGCTACAGCCTTAGTAGATGGGTATACACCCGACATGATTAAGATCATGCAGGATGATTTTGCTCAACAAGAAGGCTTCCAGATTCGCCTAACTGATGGTGAGCAAGATTATTACATCGATCAAGCTGAGAGATTCAATGCGTTAGGATTTAATAGTTTCACCAATTGGACTTGTAATAGTGGTTATCAAAGTGTTATAATAAGAGGCGATGAGGTCAAGCGAGCATACAGTTGTAAAGAAGAGAGTTTGGGTACGATAGAAAAATTTACTTTGTTTTCTGCCCCAAAAATATGTATTACTCCTAAGTGTGTGAGCAGTGCCGATAGCAAGATACCAAAATGCAGATAGATACAGAACACTTACATTACTGGATGCAGGCTATCCGTCAAAGCACTGATCCCCAGCGCACATTAGATGCCTTTTGGTCGGGGCAAATTAAAAGTAAAGAGTGGCTTATCAATCAATTAAGTCACCGAGTCAGAACACCTGTTAGTATAGACATACACGGTGGGTGGGTTGGTGTACTGGCCAGTATGCTATTTCAAAGCGGAATTCCTATTAAGAATATTCGTAGTATAGATATTGATCATACATGTGAAGCAGTTGCCACTATGATGAATAAAGGTGAAGAAATAGAAGGAAGGTTTAAAGCTGTTACCGCAGACATGTGTGAAATCAGATCAGATGCGGATGTTGTAATTAACACCAGTTGTGAGCATATCACACAAGAACAGTATGATTTATGGTTAAGCGGATTACCTTATAATACCTTAGTTATATTACAAAGCAATAACTATGATATTCCTGAACATGTGCGCTGGCACAAAAACTTTGACGAGTTTAAAGCTACTTGCGGATTGCACTTTTTGTGGGGAGGTGAAATGAAAACTCAATTGTATACCCGTTATATGATTATTGGACGTGTGAATGTTTAAGTTTAATCAATTACGGCAGATACATCTTGAGATTACTAATAACTGCCAAGCTAGTTGTCCTATGTGTAGCCGTAACCATCACGGCGGTATTGATAATCCGTTGATTGAAGCTAATAGCTGGACACTTGAACATTTTAAGCATACAATAAATCTAGAAGTACTGGATCAAATTAATGCGTTGTATTTTTGCGGGAATTTTGGTGATCCTTTATTGAATAACGATCTAATAGAAATGATTGAGTATGCAGTTGACTACAAACCTACTATTGAGATAAGGTTGCATACTAACGGTAGTCTTAGAAATAGCAAGTGGTGGCAACAATTAGCTAAGGTAATGCCTAAAGATCATTTAACTGTATTTGCATTAGATGGTCTAAGCGATACACACAATCTATATCGGATAGGCACAAACTATGAGCAAATATTGCATAATGCAAAAACATTTATCCAAGCAGGCGGTATTGCTGAATGGGCATTTATCAGATTTAAACACAATGCGCATCAGGTTGAAGCTGCCAAAGTTATTGCAAGTGAAATAGGGTTCCAGCGATTCGTTATGAAAGACAGTAGTAGATTTGTGCTGGATAGTAAATTCTCTGCACTTGACAAAACAGGCAAAGTAACACACTATCTCGAACCGGCCAATGAAAGCAAAATTGTTTTTATTGACCGAAAGGTCCTCGACAACTATAAACAAGTAGTTGCGGCCAGTGTGATTGATTGCTACGCACAACACAACAAAGAAATTTATATAGATGCATTTGGTAGAGTATTTCCGTGTTGTTGGCTAGCAAGCACTCCATATAACTATACAGAAGATGAGTCGTTAATTTTAGAAGTTCGTAGGGTTATGATTGATCAATATAATAGTATGATAGCCGACTTTGGTGGAATAGATAATATTGACACCCAATACCATAGCGTAAGATCTATTATAGATTCTACAGTGTACCAAACTGTCTGGAACACATACTGGTCAGATCCTAAGATGGTTACATGTGCTAGAGCGTGTGGAGTTAACGCACTAAGCAAACCAATTGATCAATTTACTCAAAGAGAACAGTTATGATTGAAGCCACTGCTGTTAGAAATCCTAACAATGAATCTTTTTCAGTGGTCTGGGATACAGGTCGCAGATGCAATTATGATTGTTCTTATTGTGAGTCGTCTAGGCATAACAATACTAGTAGTTTTAAAAGTCTAGACGAGTTTAAAACAACCTTTGATTTTATACAATCGTGGGCTAGTCTATATAACTCTAAACGCAAATGTACTGCGCAAACCAATATTAATTTCACAGGCGGTGAGCCTACCGCTAATCCTAATTTCTGGCATTTGCTTGATTATATAAAATCACAACCCGAGTTTTATTATTTGGCGTTAACTACTAATGGTGCATGGGGTGAAACCTATTCTAAAAAGATAGTTGAAATGATCGACTATGTAACTATCAGTTACCATGCAGAAGCAGATCCTAAATTAAAAGAACGTGCTGTAAAAAATATTCTAATGCTAGCTGAAACAAACGTACAGCTACAAGTTAACGTGATGCTACATGCTGATCATTGGGATGAGACAATAGGCGTCTATAATCAACTAAAAGATAAAGGTATAGATGTAAAACCTCGCCCAATAGGTGATGGCGCAATTACACGCAAGGGTTGGTTCATTGATGCAGATGGTTCTAATCGCAGGACCAGTCATGAGTATACAGCAGAACAACAGTCTTGGTTTTGGAATGAAATGGGGTCGAAGGGTGCGGCTAAGGCAGCTGCCGAGGGTAATCAAGTAGGTCGTGCTTGTTGCGGCGGCCGTTGTCTAGAAGGCAAGGTAGATGGTGCGTGGCAGCCTGTAAAATTAATTAATACAAACTTTGAAAAATGGAATTGCTTAGTTGATTGGTTTTTCTTATATGTTGATCAAGAAACAAATTTGGTTTATCATCATCAAACGTGTCAAGCGTTGTATAACGAACAACGTGGTCCAATTGGCAATGTAAATGATAGCGTTCAGTTATTAGAAGATTTAAAACTACGACTTCAAGATAAAGATAAATTCATAGTATGTCCGAACAAACGGTGTGGGTGTGGTATGTGTGTACCTAAAGCAAAGAATTTTCAAGACTTTATCGAGATTAAGGAATCGATAATAGCATGAACCATGTCATATTCTTTTCATTAACTGGAAAACGTTGGGAGAGAGCCTTATGGCCTCATCGAGTGGCTACTTACTTGCGAATGAATAATTGGGATGCTGAAGTTGTAGATTTTACAGCATTCTGGAAATTAGAAGAGCTACAAGAATTAGTGCGTTCACGTACATCAACTAATACAGTTATGTTTTGCTTTGGTACAGCATTTTTAAATCCTTGGAGTCCTTACCTAAATGAATTCATTACTTGGTTAAAGAAAGAGTATCCTAATGTTCCTGTTGTAGTTGGCGGCAATAACGCTTTAACTACTCCGGCAGAAGGTGTAGACTATTGGGTAGATAGTTATGGAGAGAACGCCATTCTAGCACTGTGCCAGCATCTTATTGGAACACTAGGCGCACCGTTACTAACTGATTCTGCATTTTTTGGCAGTAAGAAAGTCATCCGTGGCTTACATCATTACCCAAGTGCTCCGTTAGATAATTACTTAGTAGACTACGAAGCACGTGACTTTATGAGTCCGTATGATTGCCCGCAGATTGAAACAGCGCGAGGTTGCATGTTTAGTTGCAGTTATTGTAACTTTCCCCTGTTAGGTCAATCCAAAGACGTTAGTGTGAGTAAGGATGAATTCAAACGTCAACTACAACTAGGCTACGAAAAGTGGGGCATTAGGAACTGGCGTGTAATGGATGAAACATTTAACGACCGTCCTGAGAAACTACAAAAGTATGCAGACGCTGTTGATGAGCTAGGATATAATCCTTGGATATGTGGGTTCGCTCGCGGCGACCTAGTGGTTAAGCATCGTGAACATTGGGACACTTATATTAGATTAGGGTTTCTCGGACACTCAATGGGCATTGAAACCTTTAATAAAACAGCTGGTCGACTTGTGCGTAAGGGAGCAGATCCTGATAAACTACAAGAAGGCCTATTAGATTTCCAATCATATACAGATCAACATGCCCCAAATCGCTATAGGGCAAATATACAATTGATATGCGGTATACCAGGAGAAACTACAGAGTCGTGGCATAACAGTTTGGAATGGTTAAACACTAAGTGGCATAGACAAAGCGCCAGCGCACACATATTAGAAATAGGTGACTACGATGAATCACTGACTAATCAAAGCCGTTTTACCAAAGAACTGATAAGCAACGGTCTTATTAAATTAGAAGCTAGACCTAATCCCGGATACGTGGTAACTAAAGATGCTTATAAAGATGTGGTATTCCAATCTACTACCCCTCGGGGCGGCGGCGTAGGCAGCACTAGAAACGACATTATTATTTGGAAGCATCATACTATGGATTGGTATCAAGCAGAAAATCTTGTTAAAGAATTTTATTCCGACAATGGATTTAAAGGTCTGCGTGGATGTAATCCATTTTTGTCAGATAGACTTTTCTTATATCATGAAACTAATCATTATGAAAATATCTACAATTATAAGGTGTCGTCAATTGATACAGCAGACGCTAAATTTAAACAGCACGTACAAGATTATATAGATAAAAAATTAAATGTTTAAATTTAATCAACTAGAGAAAATACAAATTGAGATCACTAACCGTTGTCAGGCTAGTTGTCCAATGTGTCCTCGAAACATACACGGCGGACTAGATAATCCATTGCTCGAGTTAAATGATTGGACTTACGATAATTTTGTAAAAATATTTACAGTAGATGTGTTAGCACAACTCAAACAATTAAGTTTCTGCGGAGATTTCGGAGATCCTATTTTAAATAATGACCTGATTAGTATGTGCGGATATCTAAAATCTTGTAGTCCCAACATACAACTTCAAATTCATACGAACGGCAGTGCTAGGAACGAAGCATGGTGGTCTAAACTTGCTAATAACATGCCCAAGCATCATTCTATTGTTTTTGCACTAGATGGACTAGCTGATACCCATGCTGTTTATCGTATTGGAACTGATTATAATAAAATTATTACTAATGCATCTGCTTTTATTAATGCAGGTGGAAATGCAGAATGGTGCTTTATTAGATTTAAACACAATGCTCATCAAGTCGATACTGCTAAAAAACTAGCCTACAGTTTAGGATTTGAAAAGTTTTATGTAAAAAATAGTAAAAGATTTAGTCGGCCATTTCCTGTTGTTGATAACAAAGGAGGGTTTCTTTATAATATAGAACAACCTGCCGATACTCCGATTGAATTTGTAGGTCGTGATCAAGTAGCAGGTCATACCTCTTGGAAAAACGCAGATAAAATCAGTTGTCAAAGTCTCGAGGATAAGGAACTATATATAGATGCACACTACCTGTTAAGCCCCTGCTGTATGATAGGAGCATTTTTGTATACTAACTATGATAGCCGTTTGTTAAAAAAATATAACTTGTACGAAGAAGACTCAATTATAGAAGAAGGGTCAGTTATTCAAAAACAAGTTTTAGATTTCCCTAAATTAAATGTTCTAGAATTAGGACTTAAGAATGTTGTTGAAACAGCAGAATGGCAAACTATGTGGCAACGTAAATGGCACGACAAGTCTAGCAGTACCTGTATAATTATGTGCGGTCCACACAGGCCCTTTATTAGCATAGATGAGCAAAAAATTAATGAATAAAGTATTTTGGATGCAACCTGAAACTACCCAGTTAGGTGATTGGCAAAAACAGATCAAAGACCTAACTGGTAGTCCTAGCTTTTGTGTACTGCCTTGGATACACTTGGCTACACGCCCTAACGGCGATATGCGTATATGCTGTGTTGCAAATGCCAGTGGTGCAGACAGTGGTGATTATACTGTAGGACTAGTTAAGAAAGAAGATGGCGAGCCTGCAAACTTTGCTAATGATCTACCCACAAGTGCATTTAACAATGATTACATGAAGTCAGTGCGTAAGACCATGTTAGAAGGAGCAGTTCCTGCTAGTTGTACTAAATGTTTTGAAGAAGAAGCAGAGGGGATTGCTAGCAAACGTATTTGGGAAACAGGCACATGGCACTTAAATGAAAAGATAGATATTAAAGAGCTTATAGCTGAAACAGAATTAGATGGAGCAGTCCCCTACAAATTACAGTATTTGGATCTACGGCTCGGGCACACTTGTAATCTTAAATGTATTATGTGCAGTCCGCATGATAGCAGTCTGTGGGTTCCGGAACATAAAAAAGTATTTCCTATATTCACAAGTCAGTTAATTAAAAAACAAATGAGTTGGGAAGGTGATGACTTTAACAACAAGTGGCATGAAAATCCTGCGTTCTGGGAAGAAGTATACGATCAAATTCCTAATATTAAACAACTATATTTTGCTGGTGGCGAGCCATTACTAATCAAAGAACACAAGACATTCCTTTTAGAAATTATCAAACGTGGCTATGCTGGACAAATTAGCCTACGCTATAATACTAACGGCATACTAGTTAACGATGAAATTATCGATATATGGAGTCAATTCCGTAAAGTTAAAGTAGGTGTTAGCCTAGACGGTATTGGTCCACGTGGTGAATACATACGCTATCCGTTAGATTGGAAAACTGTAGAGGAGAATCTAATCAAATTAGACAATGCTCCAGACAACATACAGACTAACATTGCCATGGCTGTACAGATCTTAAACATCAAACACGTTCCAGATTTTATCAAATGGAAAGTGCGCATGAACTTTAAGAAAGTTAACTTTGATAAGAATGCCGCAGGACAGATCATGGGTGGGGGACTTGTAGGTGTACATCTGCTTTGGATTCCTACCTGGTTAAGTCTACGTGTGCTACCTAAAGAAGATAAACTAGCAGTTCGTAAATTATTTGCTGAACTACAAGATTGGTTGTGGGACAACTATACACAAGATGCAGAGTTCTGGGAACGTAATCCCTATGGTTGGAAACGTTGGGAAGGCATCCTAGACTGGATGGACAAAGAAGATCACACTAACTTGCTAACAGATTT